GGCTATGGGGCTGGTCACAAAGCGTGGCCGTGTCCTGTCGCAGGCCAACGAAACACGGCTCCGGACGGCCCGCGAAGGGCTCAGTGTCGCCTCTGGGCATATGGATGAAGTCTTGACCCAGCTGCAACAACAGCAGCAGCCCGAGGCCGACCCGGCAGTTCTCATGGTCAGCGATGAGGAGCCCATCAGTGTGGCGCTGACACTTCTACCAGAGCCGGAACCGGTGATTGATGCGGAGGCATTACGCGCCGCGCTCCGTGAGGCAATCCAGGGCACGGTCGGCACGATGGTTCGCGAACAGACGCAACTCGCCCTAGCCCGCGCACGCGGGCGCGTGGACTGAGAGGAGAGGATCTATGGCTGGTGAGAGGGGGATGACGCCGACGGAACTGACCGCGTTTATTCGCGACCAGGTCGCGCCGATGATCAAGGAGTACGTCGGACCCACCGTGGCGGAGCTTGTCCGAGACGCGGTGGCCCAATCCTTGGCCGCCCGGCCCAAGGGGTATGTCGAGAACCTGCTCGGCGGCGGGGCATCGGGCACCGATGTCGCCAAGGCCAAGCAACCCGGTCTAGCGATGGCTCGCGGGTTGCGCGCCATTGCGGCGGCCAAGATGCTAGGCGGCGGGGCCGAGCGCGCCATTGACGTCCTGCGCGGGTGGGGCGATACGGAGATGGCCGAGGCCTGGGCTGCCGGACGTCAGAAGGCGCTGGCCGCGGGTGACCCGACGGCAGGCGGCTTCCTCGTCCCGATCCAGTTCTCGACGGACATCATCGAACTCCTCCGGCCCAGTGCGGTCGTCCGGTCCCTGGATCCATCCATCATGCCGATGCCGATGGGTAGCGTGAAGGTGCCCAAGATCACGCAAGGGGCGACGGCGTCGTACATCGGTGAGAACGCCAACATCCTGCAGTCGCAGGAAGGCACCGGGCAGCTGACGCTGACGTTCAAGAAGCTGGCCGCGTTGGTCCCGCTCTCGAACGATCTGGTCCGTTACAGCTCGCCGTCCGCCGACAGCATCGTCCGCGATGACATGGTCCGGGCGATGGCGACACGTGAGGACAAGGCGTTCATCCGTGACAACGGGACCAGCGGCACACCGCTGGGTATCCGGGGCTGGATCAACGCGACCAACAAGTTCAACGCCAACGGGACGGTGAACTTGGCCAACGTCACCATCGACCTTGGCAAGGCCATCCAGAAGCTGATGGCCGCCGACGTTCCGCTCATCGTCGCGCAGTTCCCGCCGGGCGGACCCAACCAAGTCCAGCCCATCACGGCGCGGCCCGGTTGGATCATGTCGCCACGGACTTACATGTACCTGACGACGGTCCAGAACGGGCAAGGCTTCTACGCCTTCCGGCCAGAGATGATGACGGGCACGTTGTGGGGTTTCCCGTACCGGGTGACCTCACAGGTGCTGGAGACGATGGCCGCTGGCAACCCTCCAACAGATACCGGCGGCACACAGACGGAGGTGTACTTTGGCGCCTTCGCGCACGCCGTGATCGGCGAGGCGCTGGGCTTGATGGTGGACGCGTCGATGGAAGCGGCGTATGCCAACGCGGCGGGCACGGTCGTGGCGGCCTTCTCGCAGGATCAGACGGTCGTCCGTGTGCTCGCGGAGCACGATTTCGCGCTCCGGTACGACAAGGCGTTCTCGCTGATTCAGCAGGTGACCTGGGGCAGCTAATAGCTAAGCTGCTAGGCGAGCAGTAAACAGCACGCCCTGACGGGCCTCGATCGACAATCCGTCAGGGCGGCAAGGAGAGACAGCACATGGGTCTGGTACGCGATTTCGGTATCACGATTCCGGCCATCACGCCAACGATTCTGATCACCTGCGCCGAGACCATCAGTACCGCCGCGTCGACCGTGGCGGTGCCGGACAAGGGTAACTCGACGGCCGATTTGATTGTGTCCGTCGGCACACAGACCACCGTGTTTGGCGACGTCATCGATCGCATCGGCGCCCCGCTCGGCACGCTCTACAACGTGGTCCAACCAGCCGTCTGGCTAAAGTCGACACGCGGGAGCACCGAGGCCGACCGTAAGCTGACCATCGGCTGCAAGTTGCAGCACGGTGACAGCTCAGCCGGCGGTGACATGGCGGACTACAGCACCCAGAATCAGCCTGCCGACCGCACGTATTTCGGCACCGGCCGTACCTGTGATATGTTGAACTGGGAGTTTGCCGGACGGTCGACCGGCCCCTTGTTCGCTGTGTCCAACCCGGCCTACTACGATCTGCGGGCCGCCAAGCGGTACATTCGCGTGGGGTTGTTGTTGTTGAAGGACAAGGTGACGACGGAGTCGAGCGGCGACGAGCACGCACATGTGGGCGCCACGATGACGTTCCTGGCAGGCGAGTCGCTACCGCAGCTCGTGGACGACATCAAGTCCCCATTTTCAACGACGACGTCGACCATTTAGTCCTGCGCCACTCGGCAGGGAGGGCCGGGCCACATGCGAGAGCACACCGAGGCCGCGGCGGAGACGCCGCGGCGCAAGCCGCAACGCAAGTCTGATGGGCAAGACGGACCGCCGGTCAGTGTTCCGGAGCCGCTATTTCTCATTCCCAGGCCCGCCAACACGCCTGGCGCACCCAATGCGGCGTTATCGGAGCCGCCACCGACCCCGGGGGAGGGGGTTGACCGTCAGCATCCCAAAGCGGCGCTATTACAGGTTTTGGATGCGGATGCCGGGCTCATCGGCACGGCCGATGGCAGTCCACGGCGCAAGAAGATTGCCATTTGCGGGTTTGCCTCCAGTACGCGCAAGTACATCCATGCCGCCGCGGCAGACGCGACGTGGGAGATTCGTGGCCTCAATCAGCTCTACCGTCATATCCCCCGCGCCGATGTTTGGTACGACATTCATTACAACTGGGACAAGGAAGTCGTCCCGGGGACGGATCACCGCGCGTGGGCCCGACAGTGTGGCATTCCCTTTTACACCATCGCCCGGCAGCCGGATCTGCCGACCAATGTGAAGTATCCATTGGACAAGGTGTTAAAGGCGTTCGAGGCGGATTACTTCACGTCGACAATTCCGTATATGGTGGCACACGCCATCATGGATATCGACGAAGTCGTCCGGCCGCTGTTCCAAGCCTTCATCCGCAAGACACCCAAACGACGGCTAGAGCAGATGGATTTGCCGGAGATCCTGCGACGTTTCTACGGGCAGTACACGATCGGGATTTTCGGCATTGACCTGGTCGTGGGCGGCGAGTATTTCCACGAGAAACCCTGCGCCGAGTTCTGGATTGGGGCTGCCGCCTTAGGGCGCGGGATCAAGATGGCCGTTCCGCCTGAGTCGGCACTCTGTAAGCAGCTCTATCGCTATGGGACCGATCCGGAACCGACAGCCACGCTCAAGCTCTCGGACGTCGAGAAACATCAGGCGGCGATCACCGCGGAACGCGATGAGCAGTTGAAGCGCCTGTACATGTTGGAAGGGGCGATTCAGGCTGACGGCCGGATGGTTGAGTTGATGCAATTACGGATGCGTGGCGCGTCGGTCGAGTAGAAAGGGACGACGATGGGTATCGACGGCCGCAGTTATCCAAACCAGTTCGCCACCAACTACGCCTCGACCGGGGTCGTCACGGTGAGCTTTGGGTTTAACGCGTCGCTGATCCGCATCATGGTTGACACGGGGTCGGCCAATATCAGCTTCACGACCTCGCCGGCAACAACGGCTGATGCGTTCTTTCGGATGACGAGCGGCGAGACGCACGATTTTTACGACCTTGGGGTCTCCATCTACGGCCTCTCCCTCGCCTCCACCTCGACCGGAGCCACCGGACGTATTGGGGCATGGGGCTAGTCAGCCATGCTCGATCTCATCGTCCCAAGTACTGACCAGGATTTCACAACGACCTCCGCGCTCCGCGCCCTTGTCCTCGGCGCGACCGCCACGTCGACTGTGCAAGATAGTCAATTCTCCAGAATGATCCGCAACGCTTCTCGTTGGGCTGAAACGGTCATTGGATATCCTGTGGGTGTCCAGACCTATCGCGAGACGGCGGCTGGATATGGCCGTCGATCCTTGATGTTGTCGCGGACGCCCTTACGGGCGGTGACCGCCGTATACGATGCGACGGATACGGGGACGGCACAGTTACTGTTGACGAGCGACTTCAAAATCGAGAACAGCGAAGCGGGATTACTCGGGCGCAGTCAAGGGTTTATGTGGAGTGGTCCATTGCAAGCCCCGGGAACTGGCGGAGCCTTCATCAGCAGCGTGCCATTGGATGCCATGCCGTTGACAGGTCAAGAGTCACGCCCGTGGCTCGTCGATTACGTTGCCGGGTGGACTTACAACGGGTTATCGACAAGTTCGCCGAATTGGTCAACCGCTAATGGAGGAACGACATCGACGGGACGGACGTTACCGGATGATATCGAAGAGGCGGTGTTACTGAAAGCGCAACTTCTGTATGTCGGCGGTCGAGAGGTCGAGAATGAGAAACTCGCCGATTTAGAGGTGAATTATAAGACGCTGGGTGTTGACCAGCCCGACCTGCTCTTGATGCCCTATCGGAGGTTTCGGTGAGACCCATCGCCCGATTTCGGCACATGATGCCAGTGACGGTCAAGATTGCCCCACGGACCGGGGTTGATGCGTACGGGAAACCCTCCTATGGCACACCGGTCCCTTACCAAGCCAAGATTTTCTATATCCGCCAAATGGTGACGGATGTGATGCGTTCGACGACACAGCAGATTGTGCACCCTAACAAGGTGATGCATCTTGATTCCGCGGATGCAATTCTTCCCACCGCACAAGTGACACTGACCACCGGTGATGCCGGGTCGACAGAAAACTGGGCCGTACATCCCCTGATCAAGGGTGTGGAACGGCTGTACGACGAGAAGGGGCCGCACAGCTCACTGATTTACATCGAATGAGGGTGCCGTGAATGGCAAGTTTCCCGACATGACGGTCACGATTGATGTTCGCTACGTTCCGGAGCTGATCTGGGGACTGCGTAAGGAGATGGCATCAATCATCCGTCAGGAAGCCGAAGCCGAGAGTGACATCCGCGTACAGCGCCGCCTGCATGTGATTGCGGCGGTGTTTGAGACTGGACAGCGAGAGACGACGTAGATGGCCGGAGAACTGACGCTCAATTTCCCGGACATATACGGCGGACCCATCGCGTTCGATATCAAAGGCATGGAGGAATTGTCGCGACGGCTCTCGTTACTTGCCGAAGCCTTACCGGAGGCGGTTGGAAACGCGTTACGTGCAGAAGCCGAAATCGAGATGACCGAAGCCAAGCGGCGGACACCGGTTGACACGGGGGCGCTGCGCGCGAGTGGGAATGTGCAAGGTCCGATTCAAGATGGCAATGACCAGATGGTCATCCTCGGATTCGGCGGTCCTGCCGGCACGGGCAATCAGGGCGAGACGAATCTCATGGATGTTGGATATGCCGTCTACGTCCATGAAGACGAGGAGAAATTTCACCCCGTCGGTGAAGCGAAGTTTTTGGAGAACACCTTGCTGAAGAGCGCACCGCACTTAGCGGATCGCGTCGCAAACCGCTTAGCACGGACGACAGCCGGATTACAAGCGCTCGTCAACATGCAGACACGGATGCTGGGGTCAGCGATCACAGGAGGCTAGGGTGCTTCTCGATGACATTGTGGATTATTTGAGCAGCGCCGCCAGCGCGACCTTTCCAGCAGGCACGATTCGTGCGGGTTTGTTACAACCCGATCCGGATGTCCAAACAGCCATCTACGAAACGGGCGGTCAGTCACCGGTGCATGCGATGAATCCATTGCCCGGGAAGGCTGTCATCGAGCGTCCACGGATTCAGGTTGTCTGTCGGGCTGGAACGTTTGACTATGCAATCGCTCGGTCAACCGCCCATGTGGCGTTCAAACTCTTAGATGGCTTACCGGACCGTCTGATCAACGGGACACGCTACAAGTGGGGATCAGCGGTCCAGTCGCCCTTCTTGATGGGGCGCGACGATGCTGGACGCGTCCTGATTTCCTGCAATTACGACATCATCAAAGAGCTCACCCCCTAAATGCCCACCATCATTTATCGCAATGCGCAGTTACTCTTTGACGGCTCGGAGCTGTCCGGCACGCTTCACGATCTGGCCATTGAATACAGCGCAGAGCTCGTTGACACCACAGTTATGGGCAACGACACGCGTGTGCGTAAAGGCGGGTTATTCACGGGCAAGATGTCGGGTAAAGGGTATTTCGATACCGTCATCGCCATCGAACAAATCATGTTCTCGAACATCGGTGTTGACGACACCATCCTCTCTATCTTCCCGGATGGCGTGACGGAAGGTTCGACGACCACCGGTATGGGATATGCGATGAAATGCACGGTTGATACGTTCTACGTCGGAGGGACCGACGGGGCGCTCCTGCAAGTCAACTTCTCCGCGATGAGCCGCGGGATCGCTGCGCCCGGCATCATCATTACGCCGTAGAAGGGCGGGACACATGGCACTGGTCCGCATCACGGCGCTGAAGGATTTTCGGACGGCAGCCTTATCCACGACGGATGTGACGACCGGATTCAACATCGGCGTGCCCGTGTCCGGGCAATCGCTTTACGCCGGGATGCACTTGACGAGTGCCTCGCTGGGCACGACCTCTCGAGTGCTCGCCATGTCGATTCAATCCGCATCCTCGTCCGGTTTCGGTGCCGCGGTGACACGCGTGAACTTCAGCCTTTCGACGATGTCCGGCGCGGAGTGGGCGACGCCTGTTTCGTCGTTGTCGACGGATCATCCATGGTGGCGCGCGAGTTGGGCCCTAAGTACCGTCGCGTCAACAGGAGGTACATGGAAGGGGCTAGTTTGGGTTGGTTTTAGATAGGGAGGGTCAGTGGCAACAGTCATTTACCGCAACGCATTTTTTTGGCTCAACGGCGTGGACTACAGCGCTGACATTGCCGATCTGGCGCTGAACTATTCCAGCGAGATGGTGGACGAGACGGCGATGGGCGATGACACCCGTATTCGCAAGGGCGCGCTCAAGACGTGGAACCTCGTCGCCAAGGCGCATCAGGATTTCACCGCCACACACGTCGGTGCAAACCTCTTCTCATTGGTCGGCTCAACGACCTGTTTCGAGCTCCGGCCGTTGAACAGTTGCACGACAGCGATCAATCCAAGTTTCTCTGGCATCGGTATCTTGGAAAATGCACCGCCGGTGGCGGGCGGTGTCGGGTCATTGCTTGACATGTCGTTCACGATTGTGTCGGCGGGAACGCTGACCAGAGCATCATCGAGTTAGGCACGACCGATGCGCGCGAGCGGCCCTTCGGGCGAGCTGCGCGTGTGTTATCAGCGGGCGGCCGTCCTTCGTGATTGGACCCTTGACCAAGAACCCGCTGTTCCACGTGCCTACACGTTCAAAGCCTCGCTGACACAGGTTGATCCGTTTTGGATCACGCAGCGACCCATCGACCTCGTGATTACGGTCGGGTTAACGTCATGGCATTGGCGTGACATTCAGCCAGAGATCGATGCACACACACTGTCGGTGACCCTTCGTGAACGGCCAATCATCGATAGTGCTATGGTTCCGGTCGTTAAACAGGAAAGGAAACATCGATGAGCGTATGGTTTGTGAAACCCGAGGAAGTGCGTCTTGACCTGATTTACACCGAGCCATCAGGGACGGAGCATCCCTTCTGGATTCGTGTCAAGAAAGAACTGACG